CTCCTCAAATGAGTTACCATAGTCGTGATTTTTACGACAGAACGTGTCATATTGCCCGTCGTATTGAGTTTTCATTGTTTGTTGGTTTACTTTAGCCATTTTTATACCTTCTTTCCTATTTGAAATCCGTATCATCGAGATAAACATTGAATTTGGATATGTTGACCGTTGGGATATAAGTCATAACTTCCCTAGTGCTTTCATCTTCGTAATTCTTATACCATTTAATAACCAGAAATTGGTCTTCGAAATAATGTTCGATTACGTCAAAGAATAGACCTGGAGTGTATAGAATGTCATCATGATAATCGATATCGATAACTTTTAGTTTCTGTTCTATAAGTTTCATTGTTCACTTCTCCTCAATATTAATAATATCATCTTTATGAATTCTATACACAATAGACTCATATCCAAATTTAGACGTTATCTCTAACATTTGACTCACGTCCCAAAATCCCACAGTTTTGACATTGTGGAATTCTGTAGTCTTCTCTTCGTCGGTATCATCAAGATATGTGACCGAGATTTTTGTTGGCTCGCCAAATCTAACAAATCGTTGGCTTATGAGGCGCTTTAACAACGCCCCATTGCCTTGTTTGAATGGAACCGCAAATCCTCTTGTAGGTCCAACAGAATGACTTTTTATACTATATGATTCACTCATGAGTTACCTCATTTTTCTTGTAGTCAATCACGCGCCAACGTAAAGCTTCGTGTTTTGGATATTTGATTTTCGTACCACTAGTGTATGTTACAGTCAACTCACCTTCACCTTCTACAACATCAACGACTTCGTTGTCTAGATGGAACCTGTATGGACCGTCTTGAAATTCACGTTCAATAACGTAGGAAATATTTGGATTACCCCAGTACGGTTGGTAAACATGATCGTAACGTCCTAGGTAATTGTTTAGATCTCTAGCATTGACAAATGCCTGAATATCAACAATATAGCGGCGAGCTATTGTCGTAGTCATTTCGACCACCATACAATCCTTAGTCAACACGCGGTGATCGATATGCAGAAAATCATCTGTTAAATGATAGTCTTTAACATCTAGAAAGATTTCGCCACCCATAGGATTTTCGGCCTTATACGATTTCGTGAGTGTTAAATATAGTGCTCCCATTCTTATGCCTCCCAGTATATCTCACCGGCTAAGAATTTCTTGACTTGCTCATCAGTGAATTGGTAGTAAGATTTCAGGTCTTCAATATATTGGGTGAAATACTCAATATTTTCCAATTCTAAGCCTTCGTGTTTAACTTTGTAAAGAACAGACCAATCAAAATATCTAACATCAATAGGCCAACCCAAGGTTTTGATCAGAATGAGAGGAAATTCAACACGGTTTTCTTTAATTTCAATAGATGTAGTAGCATGAATATCCCAACCAGTGAAATGGTCAGCAGGGATTACATCAAGACCAGCAGCTTTGCGTAGATCGGCTACAGATACATATCCACCATTAGCTAGAAGACGAACTACACCATCTACCCATGTATTCATTTGACCTTCTGCAGTAGAACCATATCCGTCAACACCAATATTAGCCATTGCTTTAGCTTGTGCCTCAAAATGTTTCAATTTCAAAACAGGAACACGTGTGATGTCAAATTTCAATTCTTTCATTTTACTTTTACCTCATTAATTCTATTTTTTGTAATCCTCAATATAATCGGGCATATGTCGTCTTTCATAGTTAAAATAGTTTTCTTCTTTCATTCCGGATAGAGTGAAGTAATCAACTAAAAATAACTCATCTGCTGTTGGTTTGTGTGCTGTAAATGGAATTTCACCAAACATGCATCTAAGAAAATCGTTACCTTCGACATATATTGTTGTATGCAAATCCTCACATACAAAATGAGTATCATCAAGTTTAAATCTAAAGACTTTGAATAGACCTTTAGATATAGATTCTCCCATATATACATCATAGCATAACTCTGGATCCATCATTGCATCACAGAATTTGTGTAATTCAATCGCGTCTGAGAATATAAGGACTCGTAAGTCATTAGGACGCTCGGATATGATTGCGAACGGATAGTATCCCCCATTCTTTAACGAATAACTCCTAAAGCAATTGTAGTCTGTAGACACAAAGATATTCAAATAAGGGTGAGGGACTTTCTGATTATGATTCAGCATCACCCCATTAAGAATATCCGCCCATCTAACTAACACGTTGGTAAACTGAGTCTCTTTTCTGAAATTCTCATGATGAATTCGAACCGCGGATTTTTTCAGACCCTGTTCATAGCGAAAGAAGAAGTTAAATAGTCTTTTGAACATGTGAACACCAATCCTCTCCATACTTATAAATGTATAAGCCATCATTGACAATTCCGTTGATGTAATTTTGACGACCAAAGGTCCACATTTCAGACATTCTGTCTTCTTTCTGACCTGATAACATTTTGTATGTTTCGCAATTCATATTAATTAATTTAATCAAAGTATTGCGGTCTCCATTAATAGCACATTTTTGAAGTCTATTAATAAGAGCATTACGGAATACATGATCTTTTGGTAAGACACAAATATATGGAACAGATTCCTTCGTCATACGAACAATGATAAACACCTGACCAGCAGAGTCATCTCCAACCTTACGGATTCTTGCCGTGGGATTTAAAAAGATATCGATTCGTGTACCCGAAACCCTGTAACAAGAATTTTTAAAACCATCATATTGAATTACCTCCCATTGGTCGCTACTCAAATATGCTTCTTCATAGTAGATTGACTTATCGAAATAAGTAGCTTCTTTATACCACGGTCCATCGATTTCGTCTTTCCAATCGGATAGTAAAATACGATGAGACTCCAACCATTCCTCTGCCTCATTACGAATCACGGGGTGTAGCATCATATTTCTCAATAAAAATAACAATACCACACACTTAATCGTAATATCCCACTCTTTAATTCTCTCAATCATTGAATTACTCCTCTGTTAACTCATCAGAAATTTTAAATACAGGCCGCAAACGCTCATCTAGAATAAGCGAAATAGCATGGTTGTGCTCGTGCCATAATGTGTCTGCGTCTACGTATTCGTCTTTTGGCAAATGGAATAAGCCATAAGTGTTATCCACATTTTCTTTACCAAGACGATGACCTTCAACGAACGATATAATGGTGTCATGGATAATAGCATCATGATCAGATTCCAAATCAAGTCCAAAAGTATCTACAATCCAATCTGCGAATTGTTCTGTAGTACCATAGCCAGTAGAACTTGACAAGCGGCTAGAGAAGTAAATAACCATTTCCCCAATAGATGCCCAGTCAGAATAGATTGTTCCGAAGCCAAAGTGTTCTGTACGGTCACGTACGATATCTTCACGGATATTCCAGTCACCAATGTTTTCGCGAGTTGGAATATATTCCCATGAGAATAATATAGCAAGTTTGTCACGAGCTTCTGGATCCATGATACTGAAGCGTTCCATTACGAGGGCACGGTAGTAGTCATATCCTTCTTGTGTATTTGGGTCGTAAATTTGACGGTCGTGTTCCATTTCTTGTCGTTTCAATGCTCTGATTTGTGCTGTCATTTCACGAGTGACGTTTACAATATCACTTGCGGTGTATGTGTCATCACGGTGATTTAACAGCTTACTTCCTTCCTGATATTTTTGAATATATTCACGTTCGTTTCCGTGAATATCAGATTCGATGATGTACTCCTCTTCAAGAGGATTGTAGTCCGCGCCATTTTTCTTCTCGAACGGCGTAAGGTCGCGACGAATATATTGACCATCTTCGGTTTTATACCAGTCATGACCATCGTTTGGTAGTCCGTCCAATTCACGTAGATGCTCCGCAAATTCTTCTTGACGTGCTGCATCTTCGTCAAGTTTCTTTTGATTATCAGCAGCTTCCTTAGCGGCAACTAGTTCTTCATAAGACAAACCTTCTTCTTCGAGTTTGTCTTCTTCCTTCCACCATTTATAGAGACGGTAGGCGCCATATCCAGCGCCCGCAGTCCCTACCAATGCTAAAATAACTTTGATAGGTGTTCGCATGTTAGTTCAATTCCTTTCTAGTTTTC